TGAGGCTATTGCTAATGGTGTTCCCCTAGACTCTCCACAGTTCCCACAGTTTAATCAACTTAGTCTTGATCCAAATAATGATTACGACAGTATGATCATTAAAATGATTAAGGACAAGGGGGAAGATGGTCTACTGCTAATGGATACGCTAATAGACTTCTCTAAGTATGTTGACTTTAAAAGAAACTACCCTAAAGATAAACAGTTTATTAGCTATGTAAATGCTTACATGGATGGTAAGACTAATGGTCCTGCAAGTCAGGGTATGCAGATGGGTGAGATAGATACAGCATTTTTAACTGGTGTTCTCAGAGCAAGAGGTAACAGGTCAACACTCTTAGATGATGGTGACATCCGCGATAAGCTTATGGGATTAGCTGAGCAGAGCATAGAAAGTGGATGGAAGAACATCAGTGAGGATCTATTTCCACAACTGAATGATGTTGCCCGTGCTGTATTTAGAGATAGGGAGTTAGCTAAGTTGACTATCATGACCTATGGTTATGGTAAGGAGATAGAAAGTTTTGTGACTGACATTGAAGAAGTGTTGGAAGTTTTAAATGAAAAACTAATGCAAAATCCTGAAAGTTCTTATGGCCCCAGTCTTTCTATCATAGACTCTGCCATGTCACGTAGGGATTTAGCTAAGGTTCTTTTAGAAAAATACAAAGGATCTCTTGAAGGTGTAATGACTGCTGATTCAATAGAATCGAGATCTATTATGAGGGCTGCTGCTGCGCTTCACGCTGCTATGAATGAGCCTTTCATCATTAAGGGTCCAACAGGTATGGACATTCATATTGGTGGTGAATCCTCTACAGGTTATGATGCAGCATCTAAAAGTACCTATCAGAGTAGATCTCCTGAAACTGGTGAGATGGTTAAGACAACTGTTGCACACTATGAAACTGAGACTACGGCTGCTGCTACTCGTAATAGGACAAACCCAGATGGTACCATTGAAGGCACCCCTGGTGAGTTTGCTTATGGTGGATCTGTTGTTGCCCCTATTCAAGCTGTTGATGCTGCCACTGTAGCAATGACTGCCTATGGTAAGTCTTGGGACAGGGCAGGTAGGGCATCCAATGGGAACCCATTCCTTTTAACTATCTATGACGCTTTTAAAGTAGACGCTAATGGTTATGATGTATTCCTAGAAGAGATTAACCTCAACTGGATGAAAGCAACCCTTGACTGGAGCTACCTAGAACAGGCACGTAACTCCCTGACTGAGGCTACTAAACGTTTTGAAGAGAAAATGAAAGGTAGGAAGCCTGATGACAAGCTCACAGATAATGAGAAGGTCTATATGGATTGGATGCTTAAGGTATCCCCTGCTGCCAGTGGTAATATGTACATGGCTAATCTCTGGGGACGCATGAGTAAACTAGCAGGTACTGCTGGTAAGGTTAGGACGGAAGAGCAACTACGGGAAGACAGTATTAGAATGTCTAGGGTAATGGTTGCGGAGATGAAGAAGGTGGGGTATGACCCATACAATCCACCATCTGAGCCTACTGTTAATCAGCTCAAGACCTTTAAGGGTCTTCTACGTAATGAGTTAAACTTACTTGACAGGTTACCTAAGATTATTAAAAGAACTAATAAAAACAAGGTAGACCTCAGGAAAGAAATGCTTATGAATGGATACAAAACCGAAAGCGGTAGACGTATTCCACTGCAATACTACGCACACTAAAAAAAAATAAGGCCCCCAAGAGAACCATTACGGTTTTCCTGGGGGCCTTTTAATTTTATTTAAGCATACCTTTCTTTGCAAGGAGCTCTCGGTACTCCTTCATTTGGTCTTGCTTACGCTGTCGTGCTTCTTTATCATTGATCACACCACCCTCTAGATCTTCTGCAATACCAATGTCCATGACACGTGGCATAAGATCCTTTGTATAAGCCAGCTCTAAATCTAAAGATGTCTTTGTTAGTGGGTTAGTGTTCCAATCAGAGATGAACTCATCGTCATCTACTTGAACACCTCGTAGTGCTAAATGATTATATGATTTACGCGAAGAAGTAGTCACTGTTTTCAATCTCCTTTATATCTAAGCTGCCCAATGTAGGTTGTTCCACATCATCCTCAGCATCTGTAATGAAGTTACGTATAACCTCAAAGTAATTATCGTAGTCGTACATGCGTATGAATACTTGTTTGGTTAGGTCGAGTAGTTTATCTACATCACAGGCATGAGTACTGAAGCTATCATGCACAGCTGCAAAGGAACCATCCCACTCAGAGATAACCAAAGCCATATGACTAGCATCCATAGAGTGTATGTAGTTAGGTGACATACCACAGATGAAACCTCTCCTGTCTGGCATACGTGTAGGTACAAGGGCTACGTGTGTAACCTGACCTGTCTTATTTCCATAGCCTTTGATGCGTCCCCTAGCTTTCCTATCTTGCATAATCCATTTCTCATAGATCACATGGAACCCTGATGGTGTACTCCATTCAACCTTATCCTTACCCTTACCATGCTTTAGACTTGTGGTGAACTGTTTAAGTTTAACCACAACATCGTTAAGCTCATAGAGATCTTCATCAGTCTTGAAGTTCTTCTTCATTAATGTATCACGTATCTTAGACAGGCTACGATATTCAGTGTTGGCTTCGTATCCATCTGAGTCTACCTTTATGTGTGTACCTAATTGATACATAGCTAGGTTCTGTAGGTAACTCATAGTAGATAGTGGTCCTGGACATACCTTATCAATTGCTTTGATCAGCAGTTTAGATAGCTTAGTACAGTCGTCCTGTGTGATATCATACTCTGTGTGGTAGTCCTCTGACTTACAATCGAAGAACATGTTCTCAGCGATCTTCTTAGAGCCTGCTGAGTATGCCCTAGTCATGGAGCCACGCTTAGATATACCCTTACGTATACTCTTCATAGGCATACTAGACAGTATCCCATTAAGTCTATCATCTTTACACAGATTAATCATTTCTTTAGCTGTCTGCACATAGAAGTCTTTTTGTATCTCTGAGGGTATTAGACCAACCAACTCACCAGTTTGTTCGTCCTTAGAGATTGCTCCTAGGTGTTGCCAACCATTGTTACTCCCATCAATAGGGATAGGTAGGCTAGTCATGTGGATACGATTGTCTCTGTAAGCACAATCAAATTCATACCACTCAACACAAGCAGCAAGGAAGGATACTTTCTTCTCAGCTTGACCAGAGAACTGTAAGTTCTTACCAGCCTCTATGATCTCATCCATGTACTCATTGGTCCAGATGATACGATCTTCTAGGGTCATCTTGTCAACAGAGATGTTGTCTAACCCTTCACTCTCAAGGTGTTCTTTGTAATCAGATGTACACCAATCAGGTATCTCATCGATGTTGTAGGACATGTTGAAGACAGACGCTGTATGTATAGCTAACCACTGTAACCCACTCTCAGTCATGGGCTTTGAGTGTTGGAACTTAAACAAGCCCCTAGCTAGATCAGATCCTTGGAAGTTCATAAAGCTCTCACAGTAGTAGAACCTACCACGATAGTCTACATCCAGGTACTGATAGAAAGCATCTAGCTCTGATAGCTTACGTGCCTTCTCTGATATGAATGCCCACTCAACCATCTTACTCCTACGCTTGAGTTCTTTAGCATCATTGTCCTTGATAGGATCAGTAGATAGGAACAACTCTTTGTTCTCAATCATTGCATTGTAGACTGGTTTGTTTATCTTCCAAGCAGTCTGCTGAAGTTTGTTAAGGGCTTGTACCCAAGGTGCATAGGGGTCTATTGGATCACCCTCCACCCTACCTTTGATCACTGGCCTGTGTACTCCATTGATCTGTTGTATCATACCAGATATATCTTTGGGTCGTATGATACTGGTAGAGGCTAAGGGGAAACTCCCACCTCTCTCAGGTATCACACCTAACTCATACCATCTATGAGATGCAGACACCACATGGCAGCTGTTACGGGTCTTAGCATAGGACAAGTCGATAAACCCCAGGTTGTATAGGGCTTCTATGAACAGGTCTCCTATGGACACTACAGAGCCCCAGGGAAGGGGCTCTCTATCTAGTTCTTTACCCACACTCTGACCTATCTTACTAGATGCATTAGTGAGTGTGGTTGTACCAGCTGGGCTTGAGCTGGTATCCTTAGTGAATTGCATTTGAAGTATGGAGATACTCTTAACAACGTACCCTTCCATACGTTCATTATAGTTTCCAGACAATCTCATCAAGAGCCCAGCAAGGTGGGGTCTTCGACGTGCGGGACTCACACCATCTACCCTTTCGACAAGGTAATCAACTATCTCTTGGAGTGCTGACATGTATTCTCCTATGTAGTTATGTAATCAAAACCAACCTCTTTATTCTGAAGTCGGGTAGTCTGTGCATCATATGTTGCAGCACCAGCATCACCCGTCTTACCTGTGAACCTAGACTTAAGAACCCTGAAGTTAACAGTGTTGCGTTCGTATTCATCAGATGCTGTGAGGTTCCTAGAGAATGCAATGATGTCAAAGGATATCTGTTTGATAGAACCAGAGCCCTTGATGTCATCGATGGATGCAATGTTACCATCCTCGAACGCCTTACCACCTTGTGCTTTACGAAGGTGAGAGATCAAACCTAGCCAGATGTTGTGTCGCTTGACGATTTTGAGGAGGTCGGACATGAACTTGTCGATGGCTTCATTACCCGATAGACCGTCACTTCCTTCTGAGACAGCGATTGTGATGTGGTCGAGGACCAGATATTTACAACCCATGAGGGCCATGTATTCGATTTTGTCGATGAGGCTGTCATCTCCGACTGATCCTTGGTGGTCAAGGAGGACGAGTCTTTCATCTCCAAATACTTGTTCAAAGCCTTGTCTAAGTTCGTTTTCATCCGGAGGTGTGTCTTCATTAAGCGACTTTTTGAGTACCATTCCAATGAACTTCTCTGCCGTATCTCCAACGCTTTCTTCCAGACTGATAAGCCCCACGCGATCTTTTGTTTTTGAGAGAAGATCCAAGATAATCTCTTTGATAATAGTAGACTTACCACTGCCAGTTCCAGAAGTGAATAGAGTAATCTCACCATGTCTAATTCCCTTTAATTTATCGTTTAAACCACTCAAACAAACAGGGTAGGGTACACACTCTACATTCTGTCGTTGAATGAATTGATCCCAGATAGGTTTGCCTGTGACGATACCTGAGGGGTTCCAACTCTGTGCATTCCACACACACTCTAGTAAGGTCTTCCAACCATGCTTAAGTAGTGTGGCATTAGCGTCATTCTCTGGTAGCTTTGCGACTTTAGCCTTGCCTGGTTTAATCATCTTACCAAGGAAGTCAGACATCTTTTTACCAGCTTCATCCTGATCCATCATTATTACGACAGTCTTGAATGAGTTTATCCAATCCCGTTGAGCCAGAGCGCAAGAGGTAGAAGATGAAGAAGGTACAGCGACCACAGAATAGGTTCTACCGTATTTTTCTTTGTAGGCCTGCGCGACACTAAGTGCGTCGATTTCTCCTTCACAGATGACCAGCGTAAATCCTGATGTTGATTGTTGTTGTCCGAATAGTTCGACATTTTTGAAGTCTCCATGAGTACGAAACTCTTTAGGGAGCTTACGCTCTTTGTATGCAGACAGTTCTCCATTGATAGTGTAGGGATAGAAATGTGATTGAGGTTTCCCATTGATGTCTACAGACATCTTAACATTAAAATGGTCAACCACATCTTGAGATATTCCACGACTAGTCATTGGATAGCTTCTGTATGTATTGATCTCATCTATCATCGATGAGTTCATAAGGAAATCGGTATCTTCTATAAGTTCCATTGGCTTTCTTTCGTTTAAAAACACTGTTATTCCACATGAAAAGCAGTGGCTTCTTGGGTTATCATCATTGTATACATGGTTAGCATCAGAGCTTCCACAATTTTCACAATTAGTTTTCACCAGTAATCCCTTTCGATTTTCATGTCACGATTACGATTCTTTTTTATCCGAGTCTTTGAATGCTTGGAGGCCCACTTCAAGTTCTTCTGCTTTTTCAACTCGAACCCAGAGGTATTCTCCTCCTCGTTTAACTCTGTCTCTTTGAAGGATGATTCCTTGTACCGTTTTATCATTGAACTCCTCGAATATATTTTGATAGGTATCAAGTAAAGGTTTAATTATATTATCTAGGTCAGAAGCTTTGTTAGATAAGCCAGCGTACACAATGAAGTGGACAGGATTACTTTTAAAATCCCATGTCTGATCCATTAGTATCACTGCCATATCCTCTTGAAACCTCTTGTAGTCAGCTGTCTTGTAGGTTGTCCTGCCTTTCCTGACAAACATCCTGTTGGCTGACAGTGGTTTTATTTGGAATAGGTTTTCCATCACGCCTCTCTGCTGTTCTGATAGCATGACAGTTATGGCACACCACTTCTGTTTTAAAGACTTCATTAAGAATGTCACCGATATCTTTATCGGAAGATATCATTCGAGATACATTGTGAAGTTTTTCATACTTAGGTAGATGGTCGAAGGCTAAAGCATCTGGATGTTTATCATAACCACAATCAGTACACCCTATGTCAGTCTTCAATATTCCTATGAACTGACGCTTGCTTTTTCGACTTATACTCTTCAATTTGTTTTTTAATGTCATCAAGTTCTTCCCATGATGTTAGCATTGTCAATAGACGTTTAGATATTTCAGGATCACCTGCTGCATTAGCTCTCCAAGCAGCCCTTACCCTATTCCATCTACGATGCATAGGAACTCCTTTAAGAAGCTTTTCTGCTTTCTTAGGACCAATCCCTTTAATTCCAGGTATATTGTCAGACCTGTCACCAGTTAGGCACTGTAGCATAAGATTAAGGTCAGCAGTGTCTTCACTTACCTCTGTTAGCTCCTTCTTTACAAAGTTGTAGTGTGTTCCAGGTATTTGTAAAAGATCTTTATCAATACCAACAACTGTGTACTCTTGATCTACATCTCTGCATTCAGCTGCCCAGATAGAGACAAGATCATCTGCCTCCATATCATCAGCTTCTACAGCGTTATGTTTATCAACCATGTACTGATGCCCATAGTTCAAAGCTTCTTTAACGTCTTCGTCTAACTCCTTACGTGTTGACTTGTAGTCGGAGTATATTTCCTTTCGGAAATTACCCCTTCCTTTAATCGCTACAAGAAATTTATCTGATCCACAATTTTGTTGGATCTCTTTCATAGTGTGGTCGATGCCAACACGTATGTCTTTTTTCTTCTTGGTTACACAAGCCATCCGAAAATAGATTGAGTCTGAGTCTACCAGTATTACTGCATTATCAGTGAACATCTGCGTAGCTTTCTCCTATTACATAATCACCACCATTCATACATGTTACACCGAACATCTCTGGACCAGCAGCAAAGGACTCTGTTAGAATTTCCCCAACACGTTTAGCATCGTCGGGGTGTGATTGGAATGCCATCTCATCATGGTAGAACAAACGAGGTTCAGCACGTAGTTTCTCTTCACGTATCTTATCCCATGCCCACATAAGTGAAGCCTTACAGGTCACACCTTCAGCAGCTTGGAGTAAGTAGTTAAGAGTTTGATGACCAGACCCACAGAATACAGGGCGTCCATCAAGAGCAGGGAACCATCCATCACCTTGTTGGTTAGATGTTTTGTTCCAGATGTTTAGAAGTTTCTTCTTGAGTTCTTCCAAACCTTTGATACCTTTAGCAAAATCAGCACGAGACTTACGCCCTACTTCGCTGTTTGATTTGCCTGATAGAACTTGTCCCAGCTTAGCATCACCAGCACCAAAGAGATAAGCATATAGATACCCTTTGGCGACACCCCTTGAGCATCCAAGAGCATCAGCATTTCTTTGGTGTTGATCCCCATAACGGACCTCATTAGTGAAATCGTCATTCCCCACATAATGACAAAGACCACGTAGCTGGTTACCAGCACTATCGGCACCAACAATAACGTACCCTGGATCAGGTTTAAGCATCCCACGTATCTCTTTACCCCAAGGTGTTTCAATACCTGGGAGGTTTGCGATAACTTCGTGACGTACTCTGAAGGTAGGAGTACCAATAGTCCACATGTTACCATGAAGTCGTTTATCATCTGAGCCCTCTACTTTTTCTACCCAGCCCTCCATGAGAGAAGCTTTGTGACGCAATACATAATACTCGTCTACCATCATGCCAACTTCTCCAAGTTTAGACAATGAAGATGTTGTCAGTTTAGGTCCAGTTGTTACCCATTCTCTTCCGATTTTCTTTCGGTTGTACTCGTCTGGTTTCCATCCGATAGTTTTAAGCCAATCCTTGACCGCTTCTTGAGATCCCAGTTTAGCTTGTTCCTTAGTTGTTCGTTGGAATTTGAAATCTGGTCCTGCGAGATGGGTGTCTGTGACCGAGACTTCCGTTCCAAAATATTCAGTAAGCAGCTTGGCAGTTGTCGCATTGTATTTCCCATTCTTATTGTACTTGGGAGACTTAGGTTCTTTGTCAATGTAGACAACCTTAGTTCCCATCTGAGGCTCAATGGTGTTAGAGATCTCAGCCATACGCTGTTGCATTGTTCCTAATAGGGTCTTAGCTTCTTCCATGTCAAAGTACCAGCCCTTGACTTTGCAGAATGCATTAAACTTAGCTGTTTCATGCTCAGCCTGCATACCTAGTTTGATTTTAGGATTGTATGCAGAAACCTTCTTGTACTCTGAGAGTAACTCATTGTACACATCGACATTCACACGAACATCTTGAACACAATAGCGTAACATTTCTCTTGAGTATTCATCCCAGCCACCTTCATATGCAATCTTACTGTTTCCGAGGTGTTCACCCCAACCTGCAAGACCATGCTTGTGACCACGTTTGTACCTCAGAACTTGAGACATAACCCAAGTGTCGTGTAGTCGTTTCTCGTTCAGGGTAGTACCACATAGTTTATCCATTACTACATTGTCAAAACCAATGATGTTATGGCCCACTAGTAGGTCTGCATTCTGAAGCAGTGAAGCACCATCAGCGATAGATCCATGTAGGTTATCGTGATCAGAGAACTTATAGATCTGGTTAGTGTCTAGGTTTTGTGCAACAATCATCCACACAGTGTCTGGAGTAAGACCATTACATTCGATATCATAACATAAACGCATGTTGCGTCCTTTCTTTATTTATTTAAATACATTTTAAGATCGTTATATCCACCAATTAAAAGATCATCGTGATATACAATAGGTACAGTGTTTATCAGAGATCTTTCCATGATGTATTTACCCAATTCTGGCTGTATGTCTATAGCATACTCAGTTAACCCTTCTCCGGTTTCACGTACTAACTCTTTAGCTTTGTCACAGAAAGGACAGTTTACTATCCCATAGATTTCATACATTAAAGTTTAACCTCACCATTCAATTGGTTGATACGCATTTCAGCATATCTAATTACTTTTTCTAAGTCAACTATTTCTGACTCAACCTGTGTCTTGCCTTCGTACATTTTATAACCTGCACGACTGGCATACTTAATGATGTTACCACGCCAGAACTCAAAGCCATTACGCATGATGTATGTAATAGGCTCAATGGACCAACGTGCATAGTGTTCAGGTTCATTCACGATGTCTGATGTATGCTCTGACAATACACTCTCCTTAAAGTCTTCACGTTCTTTTATTAGTCGATCCCATTCACTTTTTATCATTGCTTTTACCATTCTTTTTATCAAGTTCCTTAGCAGCTTTACGCTCTTCTGGTGTCATTGGTCTAATGTCTGTGAAGTCAGCTTCTAAAGGCCACTCATTGTCTGTCATTGTCTGCCTCCCAGTATAGACCAGTCTTAATGAGTGACACAAAGCCTACGTTAAAGATGGCAGCAAAGGTCTTGGGGTCACACTCTACTTGCAACGTGGCACTGCCATTCT